ATGAAACCGAGAGAAAAAGAATTTTGCCGTCTGATGACGGTGGTTGCCGATCCGATCAAGGCGGCGCGGGAAGCGGGATATAAGCACCCAGAGAGGGCGTGGTTCGAGCTTGCCGCGCGGGAAGAGATCGTCAGCGAGATCCGCCGCCGATGCGAGAATATCCGCTCAGTATATGAGAATACCGCGATCTGCGGTCTGTACAAGCTCGCCTACGGCGGTGTGAGCGACGCTCTTACGTTGCTTTATCGGGATGACCTCAGTGAAGGGGATCTGAGGATGCTCGACCTGAGGAATGTATCGGAGATCAAGCGTACGGACAAAGGGATCGAAGTAAAGTTTTGCGACAGGATCAAGGCGATCGACAAGCTGCAGGAGCTGCTCAGCAACAGTGCGGAGCAGGGGAGCGGTTCGGGATTACTGGATGCGATCCTGACATCCGCCGAGGCGCTCGGCAGTCGCTCCGGGAGTGAGATCGATGACCTATAAATCGCTGTCCGAAAAACAGCTCAAGGCGATGTTCTGGTGGGCGAAGGGCTCGGGATATGAGCACCATGACGCTGTCATCTGTGACGGTGCGGTCCGCTCGGGCAAGACCTTCGCGCTGTCACTGTCCTTTGTTCTGTGGGCGAGCGTGACCTTTGACGGCGCGTTGCTGGGCTTTTGCGGCAAGACGATCACGGCGCTGAGACGCAACGTGATCATCCCTCTCCTGCCTTGTCTGAAGGAGCTCGGCTTTGACGTCAAAGAAAGCGTGAGTAACAATCGCTTGACGATCCGATACGGACAACATGAAAATACCTTTTTTCTCTTTTCGGGTAAGGATGAAGGCTCCGCCTCGCTGATCCAGGGCGTCACCCTGTCGGGTGTGCTCTTTGACGAGGTGGCGCTGATGCCCAAGTCGTTTGTGGAGCAGGCGCTGGCGCGCTGTTCGGTGAGCGGCTCACGGTTCTTCTTCAACTGCAACCCCGAATATCCTTCACACTGGTTTTACCGGGAGTGGATACAGAACAGAAAGCGTAAGAACGCGCTGTATATCCATTTCCGCATGCGGGACAACCCCTCTCTTTCTCAGAAGATGCTCAAGCGATATGAGAGCTTGTATACGGGCGCTTTTTATCGTCGGTTCGTCGAGGGAGAATGGGTGAGTGTCTCGGGCGCTGTCTATCCCTTTATGGGCGACAGCGGTATGTTCATCCCGCCGCCCGACCAAGCGTTTGAGGAATACTGTGTCTCCTGCGATTACGGCACGGTCAATCCGACTTCAATGGGGTTGTGGGGGCGTAGGGGCGATACATGGTATCGCCTGCGCGAGAGTTATTATGACGCGCGAAAGGCAGGCAAAAGCAGAACAGATGAGGAACATTATGATTCTTTAACAGAATTATTAGGTGAGCTTTTGCCGACCGCGGTGATCGTCGATCCGTCCGCTGCCAGCTTTATCGAGGTGATCGAGCGGCATGGGCGCTATCCTGTCGTCAGAGCGGATAACAATGTTATCGACGGCATCCGCAAGACGAGCCAAGCGTTGCGAGACGGGGAGATCGTGATCTGCGACACCTGCACTGACGCAATCCGCGAGTTCTCACTCTATCGCTGGGATGAGAACAAGCCGATGGATACGGTGATCAAGCGCGACGATCACGCGATGGATGACATACGATATTTTGTCAGTTACATAAAGGCGAATGAGGAGCCCCTCAACTTCACCTTTATCGAACGAATGTAAGACTAAGTTTCATTAAATCACTTTAACATTTATTGCGTTAAATTTGTCAAAGCGTTTAATGGAAACTTAGTATAACCACAACAGGAGGTAAATCTTGCGATTGTTTTCGAAGAGAAACCGCCCTCATGTACCCGATGTGCAGACCTGTACAACGGCGGACAGGGGCATTATCCCTCCGTTACACCTGTCGGATCATCCGCAGGAAATGCGACTGTATCGTGCTCTGAGAGAGCAGGTGCCGGTCATTGACGCGGCGATCATGAAGCTGATCCGCTTGCTGGGTGAATTCAAGATCGAATGTGCCGATATCGGGGCGCAGCAAATGCTGGATCGTTTCGTATCGGAGATCTCGGTCGGCGGTACGGGTACAGGTCTGCACACCTTTATCTGCTCGTACTTTGACCAGCTGTTGACCTGCGGCAGAGCGGTGGGTGAGATCGTGACCTACGAGGACGGCAGTATCGCGGCGCTGTATAACGCGCCCGATGACGCGGTGACCCTGCGTATGGGCGACAGCCCCGTGGATGTTCGCATCTTCCCGAACGGGCTTTGCACAAAGGAGCTCGAGCACCCCGAGCTGATCTGTCTGACCCTGCTCAATCCGCAGCCGGGCACGCTGCGTGGGACCTCGATCCTGAGCGGATTACCGTTTGTCAGCGAGCTGTTGATGAAGATCTTTCGCTGTGTGGGTCAAAACTTTGAGCGTGCGGGCAACGTGCGCTACGCTGTGACCTACCATCCTCCCGCGGGAACGGGTGCAGTCGGCGCGCGTCAACGCGTTAAGGAGATCGCGGAGGAATGGAGCCGCGCCATGCGTGATAAGGGCAGAGTGTGCGACTTTGTATCGGTCGGCGACGTCAACATCCGCGCGATCGGAGCGGACAGCCAGATCATCGACTGCGACATCCCGATCCGCCATGTGCTCGAACAGATCGCGGCAAAGCTTTCTATCCCGCCGTTTTTGCTGGGACTGTCATGGTCATCGACTGAGAGGATGTCCGCTCAGCAGGCGGATATCCTGACCTCGGAGATCGATTATTACCGCTCATTGCTTACACCGGTGATCGAGAAGATCGCGCGGATCTATCTGGATTCCGTGCGGTTGGATCCTACTGTCAGCGTGGAGTGGAGCAATATCAGCCTGCAGGATGAAACGGAGCTGGCGTCGGCACGACTGGACAATGCGCGTGCGGCGCAGATCGAACAAAGTACGGAGGTGAACGGATGAAGAACGGACAGGTGATCAAAAGCGCAGACAGCGTTGATCTGACAGAAGAGATGGCGCTCGTGAATCAGTATTCACGGCGACAGCTCAGTGCCGATGAGGTATATCTCTTCTCGGTAGCGTTGTGTGACAACGACATCGATCGCGACTACGAGCGCTTTACGGTGGAGTCGCTGTTTGAGCTCGAAAAGCTCTTTGTCGGCAAGACCGGCATCATCGACCACGACCCGACCGCCAAGAATCAGAAGGCGAGGATCATTTCCTGCAAGGTCGAGAGCGTGGACGGCGCTTTCACCTCACGCGGGGATCAGCTCTTCCGCCTCACGGCAAGAGCGTATATCTGCCGCACCGAGGGTAACGCGGAGCTGATCGAGGCGATCGAGGCGGGCATCGTCAAGGAGGTCTCGGTCGGCTGCAGCGTGGGACACACGGTATGTTCCATCTGCCGCAACGAGATGCACTCGCCGCTGTGCAGCCATCAAAAGGGCAGAGAGTATGACGGCGAGTTGTGCTACGGTGAGCTGACAGAGCCGAAGGACGCGTATGAATTCAGCTTTGTTGCCGTACCTGCACAGCGTGCGGCAGGCGTGATAAAAGGATATAAGGAGAAAGATATGAACGAAATTTGTAAAGCTCTGACAGGCGAGAATGAGGTCACACTCACCAAGGGTGAGGCCGCCTCGCTGAAGGAGTATATCGAACGCTTGGAGAGCGACAGCGAGTACGCCAAGGCGTATCGCGAGGAGCTGGTGCAAAACCTGAAAACCGCCCTCAGAGAAAAGGGCGTACAGCTTGATTTTGCGGTCGAGAATTGTATTCTCTCCAAGCTCAGTATCGACGAGGCAAAGTCGCTCTTAAAGGCGCTCAGCCGCAAGGAACAGAAGGTCAAGGTCCAGCTGAGCGGCAATGATGGCGACGAGCCCGTCGGCAACACAGAATTCAGAATCTAACGGAGGTAACTATGAATATCAGTTTTGCAGGTTTTAAGGAGAATGTCCTGACCTTTGAATGTACCAACACCGTCAAGAAGGGTGATCTCGTCAAGATGTCCGCATCCGGCAAGGTCACCAAGGCGGCAGCTAACGACAGCTTCATCGGTGTATGCGTCGGCGAGAACGACGGCTATGCCGCTGTTCAGCTCGAGGGTTATGTAGAAGCGGCAAAGTCCGGTACTGTCAACGTCGGCTATGCTAAGCTCGCGGCAACAGCAACAGGCGTTAAGGCGGCTGAGAGCGGCATTGACAGACTGGTCATCTATACCGACGACAGCACTGTCGGCTTTATTCTGTAAAGGAGGAGATCATATGGCTAATTTTGAAAAAATCAATCTGGAAAAGGGAATGTACCAGACCGGCAGATCCCTGACCGAGATCCTGGAGGAAATGGATCCTTCCGAGAACTATAAGGGTACCGCGCTGGAGGGTCTGGACGCGTTCTCGCGTCAGCTCAAGCGCTTTGACATCAAGGTCAGCGGTAAGGGCTCCGATACCATCGAGAAGTTCTTCGCTACCACCGATTCCGCGGCGCTCTTCCCCGAGTATGTCAGTCGTGCGGTCAACGCCGGCAGAGAAGAAGCCGATATGCTGAGCGATATCGTCGCTACCGTCACCAAGATTGACGGCATGGATTACCGTTCCTGCACCTCGAGCCTGAGCGATGATGACAAGAGCCTCAAGCGTGTCGCCGAGGGCGCTTTCATCCCGACGACTGAGATCAAGACCAGCGATCATCTGGTGCATCTGCACAAGCGCGGCAGAATGTTGGTCGCCAGCTACGAGGCACTGCGCTTCCAGCGCATCGATCTCTTCACCGTGACCCTCAAGCAGATCGGTGCCTATATCGCGCGCACCCAGATGGCTGACGCGGTAGACGTCATCCTCAACGGCGACGGCAACCAGAACGGCTGTGGCAGTATCTCTCCCGCAACATCGGGCATCCTGAGTTATACTGATTTGATCGGCATGTGGGCATCCCTTGCTCCCTTTGAGCTGAATACCGTGCTCGCCGGTACGCCCGCGATGACCGACCTGTTGACCATGTCCGAGATGAAGGATGCGGTAGCGGGTCTGAACTTCCAGGGCAGCGGTAAGATGATCACACCGCTCGGCGCGAACCTTATCCATACCTCTGCGCTGACCGGCAACACTATCATCGGTCTGGACAAGAACTGTGCGCTCGAGATGGTCGTGGCAGGCGACGTAGCGGTCGATTATGACAAGCTGATCGATCGTCAGCTCGAGAAGGCGTCTATCAGCTGTATCGCAGGTTTTGCGAAGATCTATAACGGCGCAGCAAAAAAGCTGAGCTACTAAGGAGGTCGTGACACTTGCGTTTCAAAGAGATCATCGAACGGTTTACGCTGGTGTCGGGCTTTGAGATGAAGGATGTGTCGCGCTTTCTGCCGATCATCGAGGACTGTAAGGCGCTGTTCGAATCACGGTGCGGTGAGCTTGATGAAAGCGATCTGCGGCGTGCCGAACACGCCTGTGCGGTCTACGCGTTCTATCGCATCAGTCAGATGGGTCGACTGGATGATTTGAAGTCGTTCAAGGTCGGCGACGTGCAGATGGATATGGAGGCGATCGGACAGGCGGCGCAGAAGCTCTGGGAATCGGAGCAGACGGATATATCCGACATCATCGATTTCGGCGGTGACTTTGCCTTTAGGAGTGTGAGGGTATGAGGCTGACAGGCTATCTTGACCGCGCACTGAAACAATTCGGCAACACCGTACGGATATCCCGCGGCGGCAGGACAGAGGTCACAAAGGCCTTTGTCCAGCCGCTCAGGCGGCGACACCGACTGTACATCAACGATCGCTATATCCCCGCGGGCTATTTTGATAACCGCTATCTGCTGTATATCGGGCCGGGTGACCGACCGCTGGAGGACGGCATGCGCATCCTGTGTAAGCGCACATGGTATACGGTGGTGACGGCGGAGATCTTTACCGCGCATGACGAGGATATCTATGTATGGGCGATCTTGATGCCGGAATACAGGCGTAAGGAGGATTATTATGATGACTTCGATCGTAAACAGGATCGATGAATGGATCACACGCGTGAAGGCATACGGCGCTTTGAAGGCGTTTGAATTCATTCCGGGCTATCCCGCACATAAAACGCCCAGCCCCGTCACAAAATATACGGTAGCTGTCACCGAGAGTGAAGAAAAGACAGACACCTTCTTCATCGGCAGCCAGACCGCAGAACAGCGATCCGGAAGGCTCCATGAGATCCAGCTTTGCCTGAGAGTCTATGCGCCCGAGGGAAGCTCGGGATCGGCGCTGCTCAGAGCAAGCACGCTGTTGATGGACGCACTCGAACAGCAGGATGAGGAGAACGCGATCGACGCACTGATCCTGTCGGGCATCGGCTACGATACTGCCGCCCGCGTCGAGTTCAGGGATATTACAGCGCGCCTGAGCATGATAGAGGAGGCGGTCGTATGAAGGAGCTGAGGATCGTCAGGGGTACAGATGTCAAGCTGTTCATCGGAGATGTGCCGCTCTTCGGAGTGACGAGCTTCACCGCTGTTCAAAAAAACCACTCTTATGATGTCTATGAGTATCTCCGATCGGAGCCGTGTGAGCGTGTTCCTCAGGGCTCTTATCATGAGATCAGACTGGAGTTCATGACGCTGTTTGACAATCAACTGCCGACGCAGGAGGATTTTACGCTGCGTGTAGCGGATGGCAACACGATGTATCGATATGATGGCTGTCGTGTAACGGAGCAAAGAACGGAGCTCAAGGGCAATCAAAAGGCGGTCGAGGTGTTCATCCTCGAAGCAGATCAAATGAGAAAAGCGGTGACAGATGATGAATGAGGAATATGTAAACGAAACATTCAACAACGACAGTGAGCGTCTGTCGCAGGAGCTCGAGCGCGACGCGCGGCGTTATAACAAGGCGTTCACTGAGGAAGAGGAGGTCAGGCTGATATGAAATTGGCGCCAATGCGCTTTTGCGGTATGAGCATGCGTTATAATCCCGAAAAGCTGAGTATCAGCGGAAAGAACCGTGTACAGGAATATCTGTCGCCGTGTTGTGAGGCGGACAGTGAGTTTTTGGGCAAGGAGCTCTATCGCATCTCAGGGGAAGGTGTATTGTTCGGTGCCGATTGCATCGAACAGTATCAGAGGCTTGAACTGTTTCGTATCAACCGTACACCGTCCAAGCTGGTACTGCCGAAGCTGCAGCCGATGTACGCATATCTCAAGGAGCTTTCTGTTGCGGCAGAACCGAAGGATGACGTCTTGCGTTACCGCTTTGTGTTCATCGAGACAAAAAGCCCGTACAAGGGAATGCCGCGGGAGCGGTTTTATGTGACGGTATCACAGGGTGAGAGCCTGTGGGATATCGCTTACGCTTTCGGCAGACCGATCGAAGATCTCACGGCGCTGAATCCTCAGATCCCGTTGATTGATGATATCAGGAAGGGAGAAAGGGTGAGAATATGCTGAAATGTGTGTTGAAGGATGTAAACGGAAAAGAACGGAGCATGCCACAGCTGCTGTCCTTGCAGGTAGATGTGGATGAGGGCGTCCCGGCAGACGCGCTCTATGCGTTGTTTCCGTACACACCGACAGCAGAGCTGAGTGAGATCACGCTGTATGACGGGGATGAACCGTTGTTTATCGGTGTGGTAGATGAGCAGGAGCACATTTGCAGCAGCAAAGGCACCTATCTCAAGGTGAACGCACGTTCGTTGGCGGCACATTTGCTGGACAATGAGGCACTGCCGTGTGAGTACGATCACCCCACGCTTTCACTGATGTACGAGCGATATGCAAAGCCGTTCGGTATCACTCTCGGTACGGATTGCGACGAGGTATTCTTCGGTGAGCAGAGAGTTACGAAGGGCACTTCCTGCTGGAAGGCTATGAAGAACTTTTGTAACGCGTGTTATCTGACGGCACCGCGGATCAGCTCGGTCGGCGTGCTGTATCCGAAAGGAATAGAGCACAGCGGCGTAACGGTGTTCGGTGAGAGCGGTGTGCGGTATACTCAACTGCGCGAAGTGAAAAAGCGCTGTGAGGAGATATCTGCCGTGCATGTCAAAGCCTCCAACGGCGGAACCTACTCGCTCCCAATCAAAAACGCATCGGCTAGGGAGCGAGGGGTGCGCCGTGAGCGATACCTGAATGCGGTACTGACGGAAAGCCCGATGAAATGTGCCGACGCCATGATCAAAAACGGCGACGCTAAGTCATATGCGGTCTATCTGCGCTGTGAGGGGTGTCTGCTGGGGACAGAAGGTGATCGGGCTGTGATCAATGATGGGATCCTCAGCGAAGAAAATGACCTGTATATCAGCGCCGTGCATTATCGGATGAAAGGTGACGGCGCATACAGTAACATCACACTAAAGAGGAGGATTTCTTGATGTGGATCAATGAATATATGACAGGACGTTCGTTCAATGCGCAGGGAGCTTCCGCCGGGGAGATCCGCTCGACAAATAACGGAAATGTGTCGGTCAGCTCAATGCGTGACTACGGCGCTTTGCCGCTGATCGCACCCTCCGGGATCGCGTATGTGCCCGTTATAGGAGAGCCTACCGTGGTGATGGAGGGCGCGGGCGGTGCGGTATGCTTAGGCGTTATCGCCGCACCGAAGGAAGACCTGCAGGCAGGGGAGCTGATGCTCTACTCCGCAGGCGGCGCCAGTATCGTCCTCAAAAACAACGGTAAGGTGCTGATCAACGGCAGGGAGGTGTCCTGATGGACGTCAGATTATCAGACGGTGATATCTCGATGACGGCGTCGGGAGATTATCAGTACATCACAGATATCGAGGAAGCCGTACAGCGCGTGCGGATATCGGCGCTGACGATGAAGGGAGACTTTGTCTATGACAGAGAGCTGGGCACGGATTATCGTGAGCTTCATGCGGATGACAGTCTGCTGTGTGAGAAGCTCGATATGCTCATGAAAGAAAGCTGTGCCGATATCTATGACACACAGGTCGAGGTACTGTCATGCGATGATCTGATCGCCGTGATCAAGGTGGTCTATCAAAACAATGAAACGACAACGGAGGTGGATTTGTCTGGAATCATACAATGATATTTTAGAGCGTATGCTCGATACATATGAGGAAGAAAGCGGATTCCGTCCCGAGAAAGAGTCGGATATCATGCTGCGCCTGCGGGTACTGGCGGGCGAGATCTATCAGGAGAACGCCCGTGCGGAGTATATCCTCAGGCAGATGTTCCCCACGACAGCGTCGGGAGGATATCTGGAGGCACATGCTGCTCAACGCGGTTTATCGCGAAAGCACGGCACAAAGGCTATGGGCAGACTCATATTTGCTGCCGAAAACGAAACACATGATAATATCCTGATCCCGGCAGGAACAGAGGTATGTACGACGGATGAGCTGTTGCGTTTTGTGACGGACAGTGATGCGGTTCTGACGTCCAATGCACAGTCCGTGATGGTCAATGCGACAGCGGCAGAGATCGGCAGTGCCTACAATGTTCGCACCAACAGCATCGGGGTATTGGTGACGCCTGTGATCGGGATCGCCTCTGTCAAAAATAATGCCGGATTTACCGGCGGCATGGACGACGAAAGCGATGAATTGCTTAGGGAGAGAGTAGCGGAGAGTTATCGCAACATCTCCAACGGCGCCAACGCCGCGTATTACCGTTCTATCGCTTATTCGGTGGACGGTGTGTATTCCGCTTCGGCGGTTGGCTGCAGTCGCGGCGTCGGAACGGTAGACGTATATGCCTGTGACAGAAGCGGAAATCTGTCGGCTGAGAAGATACACGAGATCCAGACGCTGTTGAACGAAAAACGAGAAGTTAATGTTGACGTCAGAGCATATGTGCCCACCCCGCTGGAGATCGATCTGTATATTCGCCTGAAAGTCGCGGATGGCTATGATTTTGATACGGTGGCTGAAAAGGTGAAAGTCGCCGTGACAAACTACATCAACGCTTTGGGGATCGGCAAAAACCTGTGGCTGAGTGATGTCGGCGAGGTGATCTACCATACGGAAGGCGTCTCAGGGTACCGCTTCTTAGAGTCGTACGGTTCCGACAGAGAGGTGCCGTTGACGCGCTATGCGAAAGCCGGAATGATCTTAGTGAGGAATGAATGATGACAGCTTTTGATAGAATGAAGGAGCGTCTGTCATCGATCAGAATGTATGATGATGACGCGGTTGTGCTCGGTTGGGAGCTGAAGGCTTATGCGGCTGAGATCGACCGGCTGTATATTCGTCTTGAAGAAATGTTCCGCGAGCGATTCATTTCGACGGCACAGGATATAGGGCTGAGTGCCTATGAGAAGATCTTCGGCTCGGAAAGAGTGGATGAAAGCGTTGAGGAGCGCAGAAGACAGCTGCTTTTGCGTATCAATCTGGGAAACAACGATTTCACCGTAGAAGGCTTTCATAAGGCGCTGGAGAGCTTTGGATTGAATTATATCATCAGTGAGTTTCCCGAAATCGGCAGAATGAATGTGATCGCGACAAGCGATTATTCTCCGATCGAGCAGGCGTGGATCAAAAATGAAGTCTCAAAAATCGTCCCGGCACATATCGAATTCCAGCTGTCGTTTAATACGTTGACATGGGAACAGTGGGATGGAATGAACCGGACTTTCAGCGCCTTTGATGAGGAAGACTTGACGTGGGATCAGATCGATAATCGTACCGCATCCGACCCGGCCTAAAACGAAAAAGAGAAAGAAGGGTTTTT